ATATAGGACTTCTAGTGGGCCTCCGTTAACTCTCTTATACCCTACAAATGTTTTCTTGCTCATTTCTGTCTCCTTAATTAATATAGTTTATCATCTAAACTGTTGTTTTGATAGATGTTTTGAGGGGGTCTCCCCCCTCTAGCACCTAGCGTCGACGCTTCTTAGCTCTTGACTGACGACTTGCCTCTTCTTCGGCAATCTTCGCCTTACCCTCTCGCTCCATCTCATTGATTCTCGCGATATATCGAACAATCGGGATCTCAGTTGCACCCTTACCTCTCTCTAAGAGAGATTTAGGATCATAAGCCTGGTTACCACCTTGCTCAGTTACTGTTTCGCTGCTAAATTTCATTTCATTCTCCTGTTGTTTACTCGTGATCATTCTAACACGCAGTTTCAAATAAGTACAATCGGAGGGGCGGTTAGGCCCCTCCATGACAACTATCGAGCCTCTCGGATCGCTAGAGTGCCAGATGGCCGCTTAGCGATTTTGATGAAGTTCGCGCACTCTTCTAGGGTGTCGAACTCAGCAACTACGCTTCTGAGCGACTTGATCGTCTTGGAGGACTCGACATCTACGACATTCCATTTGTTTTTCATTTTGATTTCTCTGTTTTACCAAATCAGTATTGATTCGATAATTAGATTATAGGGCGTGAATCTTTGTATGTGCACTCTTTTTTGCACTTTTTTGCAAATAAAAAAAAAGTGTTTAGAATCAATAGCTTAGGAGTCGTTTTAGATTATATAGAGGTATAAAAAGGCCAATATAGAGTCGCTCGATTGAGCACGTCGCCATGTTATTTAGGCTGCCACGACGACTCGTGCATATATATTCGTGTAACCGACACGCTAAATAGCTACTTCCCTGCTTAATCGGATAAAGGGGATATAGTTGTACCATTCAAGGATAGGCGCTTAATTCAAAACCCGGCGCTGAGAACGGAGGCCCACAACATTCGTGGGCGTGTAGTAATAAAACAGTTTAAGTGATATAGCCACTGTAAAGGACGTACAGAGATTACAGTCACGCCGATCGACTCTTCGGTTGCATAATTGAGTTGCTGATAATACAGGTCCTTGTCTTAAGTTCTCCTCTTCGGATACTCTCTGCCTCTCTAGGGGTACTAGTATCACATAAGGGTTTGGGGTTTTACAACCAGAATACTATGTATAAGTATTTATTTATCGTTAATATAACATCGATCAACACTACTTATATGAGGAATAAGCCATGATAAATATGAAGTTGGTCGGAGGAGCCAAATTCAGCAAGACAATAGCTAAGGCAGGAAAGAATCTAGGCGAGGTGCTGCCATATACTCTCACTAATTGTGCTTTCGAGGGTAGAGCAAAGCTAATCAAGGATATGCCCAAGTATATCGACAAGCCGACAGCAGCTACCACAAGGGGAGTCTATTATACTAAGGCTAAAAAGAACGATCGCACTCCATTCGCAGAGGTTAAGTTCAGCCCTTTAGCTTGGAAGTGGATGCGATACCAGGTGCTTGGAGGGACCAGGACAGGTAATACTCTTACTGCTCCTGTTGCGGCTACCAAGAATGCGTACGGTAACGTCGTTTCTGGCCAAAGAGCATCTAAAATTTTGGGTACAGCTGGGGCCTTCAGGGGTACCATAAAGGGCATTGATGGTATCTGGAAGAGTGATTCTGGGAAACTCCGGCTCATGCACGTATACAAGCAGTCGCTTCGTTACGAATCTATTCTACCAATGCAGAAGATAGTATATAGGGAAGCTACGAGAGTTTTCAAGAGTAAATGGAAGCAGAATGTAAGCAAAGCTCTAAGGAGATCTACCGGATTATAAGCATATACTTATCGTTAGATCTACAGGATTATAAGCATTAACTTATCGTTAATATAATTGATATAAGTTATTCTTATCGTACCATGGTGTGGCCCTGTAGTGGGCCTTATCTAACAGTAATAATACCTAAGTAAACCTACATTAATTCCCTTAACGTTAGACAGATCGCGATAGAGTAGACCTGGTGGTTGTTCTAGTATACTACGGAGGGTACGCTAGCTGTCCGGCAGATATGTAACAAGAAAAACTTGGATTATTCTGGTTTAAATACGGTAAACAATTGTTTTCTAGTTTTTTCTCGGTAGCTGGCCGGTGTACTGCATCAAACTATCTTTGGAGCCCCTCGTTCTACTGCGGTTTTTCGCGGCGCGGCAGTTACCTATATAAAGTATTGATTTCATTGAACAATTTCAGCAGTCGGGAGCAACCATGAAACCATCAGAGAGATTTGTGGACGGCTTGTCCATGTCAGAGATAGCCGCCTTATTCAACCTATCCATGCCGCTAGTCTCCAAGATTCTATACGGACTGACGCCAGACGGTAACTCCGACGGCAAATCCAAGCGCTACATGGGTAACACAGTCCTACAGGGACTCAAGAATTACTACGGTGCTCGCGGTAAATCCAGCGAGACTACGCTAGAGCAAGAGCGTATACGCTTAACTGCAGCTCAGGCAAATAGAGCTGAAATGGAGTTGGCGATATCTAGGGGGAAGCTGCTACCAGTTGAGGACGTGATCCACGTTATGGCTAGCTCGCTATCTGAGATTAAGGCTGCTGTGATGAACCTGCCTGCTCGAATAGCTCCAGCTGTATTTAGCCAGAAAACGTCACGCGATGTTGAGAACGTCGCCAAGGGGATAGTAACGGATGCACTCTACAGACTCGAATCAGATATCGCTGCTATACCAAGCCGCGTCTCAATCCATGAAGCCGCCTCCGATCCTGACAATCAGCGAGTGGGCTCAGATCGAGAGGAAGCTGTCGGCTGAATCCAGCGCTAGTCCGGGCAACTGGGACAACGCCCGAGCTCCTCATACAGTATTACCAAGCGACTATATGAGTCCATCCAGCCCCACCGAGAAAGTGGTCCTAAAGTTCTCGGCACAGTCAGGTAAGACCGAAGTCCTGCTTAATTGCATCGGCTTTTACGCTGAGAACATGCCCGGCCCTATCATGTGCGTCCAACCCACCGCACGGCCAATGGGTGAGTCCTTCTCCAAGGACAGGGTTTCACCTATGGCGGGGCTACTTACAGACGAAGGTGGACGGAAGCACTCCACCAATACGATAATGAGCAAGCAGTTTCCAGGCGGTACGCTGTCGATTGTAGGTGCTAACAGCCCTTCGTCGCTGGCTTCTCGACCTATACGCTTGCTATTGGCTGACGAGATCGATAGATATATGGCTACTAAAGAGGGCGACGCTCTCTCGCTAGCCACAAAGAGAACTAGAACATTCAGTAATCGCAAGATACTGGTTGCATCAACCCCTACTTACGCTGACATGGGTATCGATCGCGAGTTCAACGACTCAGATCGGCAATACGTTTGGCAGGTTGCCTGCCAGTCTTGCGGCGAGTACCAGTATCCAGAGGTTGAGCACTTCCTGTGGGATGATAGAGACTCCGAAACTGCTCGCTATGTCTGCAAGGAATGTGGGACTATCCACGAGCACGACCAGGAGTTTAAGGTTAAGGGCTCTGGCAAATGGGTAAAGATCAAAGACGAGGGTGAGCGATCAGTAGCTTTCCAGTTTAACCAGTTTTGCTCGCCGTTTGCTACCTGGTCTGAGACAATTAACGAGTTCTTGTTAGCTCAAGGCTCGCCCGAAAGATTACAAGCAGTAACAAACACAGCCTTTTGCAGACCTTGGATAGCACAGCAGGGAGAAGTTGTAGATACGAGCAAGGCGATGAGTCGCGCTGAGGACTACGAGCTTGCGCCTGATGATGTGCTAGTCATAACCGCTGGGGTTGACGTACAGGACGACCGCTTGGAATGCGAGGTTGTTGGTTGGAAAGACGGCGAGGAGTCTTGGCAGGTTGACTATACGGTCATTCACGGCGATACGTCTGACCCTAAGACTTGGAACAACCTTGATAAGTACCTGTCTCAAGAGTTCGAGCTGGACTCTGGAAGACGATTAGGTATCTCTTCCACATGCGTGGATAGTGGTGGACACCGCACAACCGAGGTCTATTCCTTCTGTGCTGCTCGCTCTGCTAGGCGCATCTTTGCCATTAAGGGTCAAGGAGGAGAGGGTAAGCCCATCATCTCTGCTAGCCAGACCAAGAAGTGGGGCAACCAACATAAGAAGACCAAGCTATTTATCGTCGGCGTTGACGGAGCTAAGCGTATCGTCCACTCTAGGATGCAACTAGAGGAGCCAGGCGAAGGATATATGCACTTACCAAAGAGACTTGATGAGGAATGGTACTTGCAAATGGCTGGAGAAGAGTTAAGGACCAAGAATGTAGGCGGTCGAGACGTGTTCTACTGGAAGCAAACAAGAGTTAGGAACGAGGCGCTCGACTGTAGAGTTTACGCTTTCGCAGCAATGAGGCTCTTGCACCCAGTATGGCAGCAATTAGCTGCTAACAGAGATAGGGTTCCTGAGGCTCCAGAGCCAGAGTTATTACCATCAGCACCACCAGTTAGAAGAAGACCACAACCAAAGCGAGGAGGCTTTGCCTCAGCATGGAGATAGATGAGCCATCTTGAAGAAGAACAAACGACGTATATGCGACACCTTCGGAGGTCAATGTCTTATTCTGGCAGGTTGTTGGTTGGCAGTGCTTGTGCTTTTTGTCATGCTATCCTTCCCGAATTAATGAAAACCACAACAACTAAGTTAGTATCAACGCTCTATAGCGAGCTAAAACCTAGCGCTCGTCCTAAGCCAGTCAGCAAGGGATTGCGAGCCACCAAAAGAACCTAGTGAGGTTTACAATTTGAAAACTTTAACAATCGTTCAGGGTGAGACATTCACTCATGTCCTGAATTTCAACGACTACCCAAGCCCTCCTTGGGATGCTTCAATGAACCTTACCAATGAGAGTAAGGTCTACTCAATTGCTGGTGTTGGTGTTGGGACGCGCTTTGACTTCAAAGCTACCCCAGACGAGACTAAGGTTATGGAGGCTGGTGACTACAAGGTAAGGTGTTGGGACGCGCTTTGACTTCAAAGCTACCCCAGACGAGACTAAGGTTATGGAGGCTGGTGACTACAAGGTAAGAGTGGCGGTGACTGATGGAGAAGATATCTTCACTGCTTACACAACAAGGGCGCAGGTCAAGCTAGACCCGACAGTCCCTGGTAATGACATGAGCCACGTTGAGAAGGTTCTTAAAGCATTGCAAGCCACCATCGAGGGTCGAGCAGGTAGCGATATCCTCAACTACTCTATCCGTGGTCGATCCATTGGACGCATGAGTCCTCAAGAGTTGCTTGGCTGGAGGGATAAGTACCTACAGTTTTGGAAGGAAGAGCAGCACGAAGAGGACATCTCTAACGGTTTACCGGGTGTGCGATTGTAATGGGAATTTTCAATAAGTCAGAGCCACAGGCTCCAAAGAAGAGATATTACGATGCTGCCAAGGTTAACAGGCTAACAGCTTCCTGGACAACTCAGCCGCTAACAGCTAACCAGATAACCAAGACTAACTTGGTTCCTCTTGTTGGCCGCAGTCGTGAGCTATACGCTAACAACGACTACAGCAGACGATTTATCGAGCTCTTGATCTCTAACGTGGTTGGTCCTCAAGGCATCGTTATGCAGAGCACAGCAAGCAACCCAAGTGGATTACCAGATAAGTTAGGAAATGACGCGGTTGAGAACGCTTGGAAGAAGTGGGGTCTCAGGAAGAACTGCGATGTAACCGGAACGCTTGGTTGGAAAGCCGCTCAGAGTATGTTTATCAGAACGGTTGCAGTGGATGGTGA